ATATTTTCAGGCCAATACTTTGCCATTTCGGGATAAAAAACCATATCCTTTTTGTCCATTGCTTCCAAATGTTCTTTATTGTTGGTTTGTATGGTTTCCAGGTGTTTTTCCTCTGCAGCTGTTCGTACCACCCCGGCTGGCATTTTAACCGGTGGTATTGCCTTAACTGCCAGTTCTGCCACTGTAGCTGGTTTGGCTGGTACCGGTGGTGGGGCTGGGGGTGCCGGCTGGGCCTTTTTAAATTGTTCTTTTTCCCATTCCTTATATGCCGGGGTATTCCATACTGCCAATTTTTTTGCAGTGGGTACCAGTAGGCTATCAACCGCTATCAGCTGGTGGCCACAATTCCACCCTCCCCGCCTGCGCGGGAAGTTATCCGGGTCGGTGCCCTCCATCAACCCTTCCGGTAATCCGGTTTTGTCGTATAACTTAACAGTTCCCAGGGGCCCAAAATCCCCCTTTAAAATGGTTGGAAATTCGCTAACGTGTATGTAATGTTTATCTACTGCCATTTTACAAAATGGCCGGCTGGTTTCCAATAAACTGCCCTCGTACTGGTACCATTCCAAACCTAAATCCTGGGCCAGTGCTTTGTTATATTCTGCACTAAACTGGTTTATGCTGGTAGTTGCATAGGTTCTTACATACTGCGAAACTTTGCCGGTTTGTTCGGGGGTGCCTGTTATGTAATCTTTCAGCTCCTTAGTTAAATCGACATAACTACCTCCCCCGGTAATATTGGTTTTTAAAATGTTCCTTAACCCGTTGGTAACCCCTATTTGCAGCCCGGTTTCCGCTAAATTGTTTATGGTGCTTTCAACTGCGGTATTTTTTAAAATTTCCAGTTTCTTTTTTACATCACCACTGGCCTTTCCAAAACTGGCAAAATATTTATTGCTTAGTTCCTGTACCCCATTATACGCCTGGGTAAATTTTTTTATTTCGTCTTTATACCCTTTATCCAGCATCAATTTTTCGATCAAAATTGTAATCTCATTTATCAGGCTCAGGTTAGTAATGTTATTTGCAATCTTATCCCCTTTGGTTTCTAACTTTTTCAGCTTCGCCATTACTTCCTTATAAATTACCCCCTGTTTTTTCAGGGCTGCATTATCCAGGTTATTAACTGCATGTTCAATAGTTTGCATTATCGTTTTAATGTCGCTCATTTTTTACGCTGCTGCCTTTGCTGGTGTTTTCGCTGGGGTGTTTGGTTTCTGCTGGCCGTTGGTGGGTTTGTTTTTGGCTTCCGGGGCCCCTTCCTGCCCTGGTGCCGGCTCCCCAGGTGTTTGGCTGCCTGGTGGCTGTTCCTGGCCTGGTTGGGCTCCCTGGGCCTCAAAAAACAAATCCTGCTGTATTTGGGCGGCTGCGCTCAGTTCCTCCACCTTTTCGGCTGCATATTCCAGTAACTTTTCCCGCTTTTCGATATCGCTTTTACTGCTAAAATTTTCATCCTCTTCCTGGGCCCTCCTTACAAAATCGCTTATGTATAACGATAAAACAACATCCTCTTTTGTGGCCAGCTTTTGGGCTTCAATGGCTCCCTTTTCCTCTGTGGTTTTATCGGGGAATGGGTCTAAATCCATAACCGATTGTATAAACTCAGAAACTTTTGGGTTTGCATAAAACTTTTTTTGCCCAATTTCTTTTTGCATTTCAGCCAGTATAATACCGTTTAACCCGGCTGTTTTTGCCACCTGGTATTCATTAATCAAAAAACTGGAATTTATAACATCATATTTTTCCGGTACTGGTACCACTGGGTACAATTTGGCCCTTTCTTCCGGGCTGGCAATAATGCCCCCATAACGCAAATCAATAATATGCTTTACCACTGCATTTGTTACGGCTGTTAACATGGTGGCAAAGGTGTAAATGGTGTTATTTACTTCATCCCTATCATACGCTTTTGCGGTTCCACTTTGGTTTAGTTGGGCATCACTTAAATGCTCCATGTTTACACTACATAGGGCCCTGTAAATGTGTTGCTCTATGCGTTCATTCTGAATTTTTAATATTTCCGGGTTCTTATCAACATAACCCAGGGGGGGTGTAGGTATTGCCTGCTCACCCAGGGCCGCTGGCCTTATCACCACTTCATTAAACGGGCTTTTACCATTGGCGTAACCAGTGCCTTTGCAGCTTTTACATTCGTTTGCTATGCCATCATTCAGGGTTTTACCAGTGCCGCTGCATGTACTGCAGGGTACGTTATTTATTCGCCATTTTTCCAAATACAAATGCATAATTACCCCTGCATCTAAATCGTTTGACTCTCGGGCTGCTTTGTTAAGGTGTGGCACCATTGGAAACAACGGGGTTTTTTTCAGTGTATAATCCCCCACCCTTTTAACAAACCTGCCAGGCATTTGAAACGCTGGTAAATCTTTTAATGTGTGGGGAAAATTCATGGTTAAATTATATTTCCCATCCTGGGTTTCCTCCCATTTTTGGTAGCTGCTATTAGTTATTAAATAATAAACCTGGCCAGGTACAAAAATTTCCCTGCCCTCAGTTAAAAAAATAGTGGCTTTACCATTGGTTAACCGTAACTGCTGTTCATCAGGGTTTAATAGGCTGCTTAGTTCATCACTTTTTAAAATACAATAATCATCGGGTACAAAATCCACCACATTTTTGCAGTTAAAAATTTTTGCTATGGGCTCTAAATATTCGTTACCCTCCGGCTGGGCAAAGGTTTTAGGCATTACACAAATAATGGCGTTACCATCCAGGCTTAATGCCCTCAGTAACTCTTCAAAAATCCAATATTCAATATCCCCATAAACCGGGTAATTTTCAGTCAAATATTTTTTGGGGGTTTCCTCCTTATTAATAATGGCTGGTATCTCTTCATCAAACCTCATCATCCAATCAGGTGAACGGCGTATCTTTTCCAATACCCCCAAAACCCTTTCAACTGGGTTTTGTGTTTCGCTCTCATAAATATCATTCCGGTATATTCTAACCTCTTCGCTTTCATTTGGCCTGGCCTTTTTTATTAATAAAATCGGTGTTTCGCCATCAGCATGTATGCGTAATTTGTTATAAATATCCAGGGCCTCGTCATAAATTAACCCCCTCTTTTGTCCAATAAAACGGGCCCTCAATTCTGCCGGGGTAAATACTGTTGCCATTATTTATATTTTTTTGCGCTCAGGTAAAAAAGTTCTTTTTTGTTTCCATAAATAGGGTTTGTCAATGTTTAATTTATAGTATGCTGCTTTACTCAAAATATTATAAATCAAAATTTCAAAATTGCTGCTGTTATTTCCTCCCATACTTACTGCCCAATATTTTTGGGCTATCTCATAAATCTGTTTAAAACCCTTATCAACTTTGCCCCAAAATATGGGCCTGTACTTTTCCTGGTGGGGGTAAGTTTGGGTTAATGCCCCGGCAATACTAAAAGGTAATTCATCAGGTATGGCCCCGGCGAATACTGTGTGTTTTACTTTCAAATTTTCGTAAATATCCAGGGCGGTGGTAAACCATAATTTCGCCTTTTCCCCTTTCTTAAAATATATCAATTCGCTGTGAATGCTGTAATACTTACCAGGGCCATAATTTTTTATTATTTCATCCCGTTTAGCCCACATGGTTTCCTCAGTGCCATGATTAGGAAAAGTTATATCATGGGCTTTTACCTCTTCCATATACTGGGCCGGGCTGCCCCTCAGCCATAATACATCACAATCCAAAAAAAGGGTTTCCTGGTAAGGGCTTAACTGGTAAATGTGCATTTTTGCTTTTATCCATTCGTTTTCCCCCTCCTTATTTTGGTAACATTCCGGGGGCATTTCTGCCATGCTGGTGAATAGCTTTTTTTCTGCCGGCTCCATGTGGGCCAGTGCCATATCTGCCCAGGCCAGGTGAATATTTAAATCTTTATCCGCTGCCCTTATGGTGGCTGCCAGGGCCGCTGCCATCTTACCATAGTACGGGTGGCCGGCTGCAATACACAAAACCCCGCGTTTATTATTATCCATTTTTATATTTTTTACCAGTTAAAGTTTTACTTATTTTTTCCCTCATTTCGGCTGTTATAATTTTGCCTTTATTTCCTAAACCGATTTTTTGTTTTGTTTCTTCACTCATTGGGTTTTCACTATGCCATTTTTTTAATGCATTTGAATGTTTTTGTTTTTGTTCCTCTGTAAATTTTTTACCCAGCATGGGCCTGGGGTGTATTTTATCCTGCCATATTTTTTTAGCCGTTTCACTCATTTGTTTTTTTCTTTCCTCTGTAAATTTTTTTCCTAACATTGGGTGTATCTGCAATTTTCTTTTTTCCCTAATTTTTTGTTTTGTTTCCTCTGTGTGGGTTTTACCAGTAAAATGTTTTGAACTATTTAAAATATTTTTTTGCCTGGTTTCCTCTGTTGGTGCCCCCCGCTTTTTCCCCTTCCAAAATCCTGCATAACCCCTGGTACCATCCCCGCCATCAGTCATGTTAACCAGGGTGCCGGTTCCTTTATCCTGCCTGCCATACTTTTTAATATATTCCCTTTCTTTTTCGCTGGCCTGTTCCCATGTTTGCCCTTCATGTAAAATCTGCACTTTAAAACCATATTTTTTAGCTGTGTTATTCCAAAAAAGTGAACGTCTTATTATTTGGTATGGCCTGTTTATTGTTCCAATACCAATATAAAAAACTTCATTTTTAACTGGGTTTATATGCATGTAGGTGCAAAATTTATTTTTAATACCTTTCATGTTTACGAACATTGTTGTAAATGTAAAATGATTGAATAGGCCCCAATGGTCATTACATCATTATGACTGTACGGGGTACCATTGACGTTTACCGGGTTTAAAACT